CTGAAAATACGGATAGTGAAATTTTGGCTCGATTAGAGCTGTACAATGATAATAACATTCGTCAACACTTTGAAAACTTAACGATTGAATCAATGTCTGGTAAATATCGTGCTGGACAACGATCAAGATTACATAGACAAATTAAAATTGAGCGAAGAGATGCTACAAAAGCTCGATTAGTATTATTACTAACACGTAATGGGACAATTACATTTACTGACGTTTCTGTGCAAAAAGGGGATATAACCTCATACGGTTGGCAAAATGCTCCAGAAGATAGTCGTGATATTCAAGCGATTATGGAAACTGTTATAGACCAGAACAAAAGGGAAATAGCACTTAAAGCAAACAGCACCACCGTAGACACTCTTACAAGTTCGCTTGAAGAAAGTAAAGGTCAAATCAGAGTAAACTCTGATAATATTACTAGTGCAGTTACACGCATATCTAACACGGAGAAAAAACTACAAGAAAAAGCAGCGGAAATTACAGTTAATGCTAACGCTATTACTCAAAAAGTATGGCAAACAGATATTGATAAAACCGTCCGAGATAAAATTAATGAGCTAGATATAGATGATCGCAACTTGCTTGAAGGAACGTCTGACGAGTGGGGAGAACGTTTAAGCCAAACGGGAAGCAATAACCTTAATATAAAAGAGGTATCATTTAGTGATTTAGGGTTGAAGAATGGCGACAAATTTACTGTTTCAATGAAATGGAAAAACCTCAGTCGTATCCCTTTAACGGTAAAAGTTGAGCAATTCAGAGGTCGAGCTGTTTCATCGACTGATAGTGTAGCAAGAAGTCAATACGACACTGAGTTTTCAGAAGTATTAACATCAACAGTCGACACAAACAAGTATGACAAAGTCCGCATTATGATAGTCGGCGGGAATGGTGCGAAAGCTGTTCAAGTTAAAGAACTCAAATTGCAACGTGGGGACAAGGCAACAGGCTGGTTCCCGAATGCAAAAGATATTCAAAGTAAAATAGATCAAGTTTCATCTGAATGGAAAATTGAAGCAGGCAAGATTGCTGGTACGGTACAAGAATTAAGTGGAGATGTTTCCGAGTATAGACAAGAAGCAGGTAGAGTTACACAGACATTAACAAATCTGCAAGGAGACATTAATACAACTCAAAACACCGTAAACAGAATGAGCCAAACGTTATACAACGAACAAACTGGTCTTATTACAAAAGTAGAAGCAATGCCAGGTCGTTGGGAAGTGGCGGTAAATAATTTAGATAGTCGACTAGGTGGAAATGAAATTGTTTCACGAATCAATGTAGAAGAAAATACAGCTAAGATTCAGGCGAAAAATATTGAGTTCACTGGTGCTGTTTCTATTAGCCACTTAGATAGTAATGCGAGAGATATAATCAATCGTAAAGCAGATTCATCTGACGTTACCTCACGTATTGAAAACGTCACAAGCAAGATAGACAATATGACTATCGGAGAGCGAAATCTATGGATCAACTCTAAGGGAACACTTGATGGTGGTACAGACATCAATAACAGCGATTATTCTGAATACAAGTATTTTGACCGAACTCATTCGCATGAATACAGTATGCCAGTTAAAGCTGGGGAGACTTATACATTAAGATACTCAGTCTACAATAGAAACTCATCACGTAATGTGTCGACTGAAATGTTGTTAGATGGAAGAAGACAGTACCGTGAAGAGTACACTATCCCTCAGAATGAAGCTAAAACAATTACTGATACATATAAATTTACATCTGACGGACGTGCGACATTCAAGATTAATTCAGATTGGGCAATAGCATTTGCCCCACCAATGCTTGTAAAAGGAGATAAGATTGTTTCCGAATATAAGGAAGCTCCTGAAGATTTAGAGCGATTAATTAATCAAAAAATCAGCACATCAGATGCAGAAAGTAAAATTAGTAATGCTGTTCGTGACGCTAAGACCGAAATTAACAGTGGTGTTGACGGGAAGATCACTCAGGCAAAGCAAGACATAGGTACAGATGTAGACAGTAAGATTACTCAGGCTACAGATCCAATTAGCAATAAAGTTGAGACCATTAATAATACCATTACGGGATTAAACACTTCTGTCGGAACGATTAATAACTCAATCACTAACATTGATAATAAGTTCAATAATCTAGCTATTGGAGAGCGCAACTTATGGCGTAGGTCTAAAAAGATATTAGAATCAGGACAAGACCTGCAAGGTAATAACTTATCAGACTTCAAATACTTTGACATTGGGAAGACGTTTAGTTATGAGTATCCCGTACAAGCAGGAGAAACATATACATTAAGATTCTCTGTACATAATAAAAATTCTCCTAGATGGGTAACAGTTAATTTCCGAATAGGAAGAAATTCAGAGCATAGCGAGCGTTACCAAATTTCCACTGGAGAGACGAGAACATTTGTTGAGACAAGAGAGTTTAGTCGATCTGGAACGGCTACATTTGAAATTGCTTCTGAATATGCAATGGCATTCTCGCCATTTATGTTGGTTAAGGGGAATAAGATTGTAACACAATACACCGAAGCCCCAGAAGATATTGAGGAAGCTTTAAACTCAAATGTACAATCAAAAGTGTCCGAAGCCAAGACAAATATTGAAAATAATATGTCAAACAAAATTCGAGACACCAAAACTGAAATAGACCAAGCTATTCAAGGTCTTAACGGTACGATTGGAACGATTAATAACTCAGTTACAAATGTAAACAATAAAGTCAATAACATGACAATTGGAGAGCGTAACTTGTGGCTTAACTCTAAAGGATTGGTGGCAAGTAGAGGAAACTTAAGTGAGTCAGGCAAAGAGCAATATGCTTATTTCCCAAGTACAGCCAACTACAAGACTACCATACCTGTTAAACGAGATGAGGCTTACACGTTAAGATTCTCAGCATATAATTCACATAGAACGTATAACTACTGGATAACCGTTACGTTTACGGTTGGTTCAAACCAACAATACCGAAAGAGATACTCAGTTCCTCCTAGACAAGAAGTGACTTATGTCGAAACACATACGTTCACAGCGAGTGGAGATGCTGAATTTAAGGTAGCTTCTGATTCTGGTATTGCACTGAATGCACCAATGTTAGTAAAAGGTAACAAGATTGTTTCTGAATATACAGAAGCACCAGAAGACCTAGAAAAAACATTGGGTAAAAAAGTGGATAGCAAAGTAGATGATGCTAAAACTAAAATAGAAGATTCGGTAGCAGGGAAAGTTACCCAAGCTGTTAGTGGAGCTCTGGACGATGTTAAGAATGAAATATCAGGAGACGTAACAACTAAGGTAAATAGTGCTAAAGATGAAATCAAACGTAATATCGGTACAACGGTTGCTGAAAAAATAGAAGAAGTACAAAATAAGGATATTAACTTATGGGTAAACTCTAAGCGACACCTTGAACAAGGTCGTCAGATAAATGATGACGGCTATTCAAACTACTACTACTTTAGTCAGCACTCAACAGTTGCATACGAATTACCAGTTAAAAACGGAGAGACTTACACAATTAGATTCTCTGCCTATAACGAACAGGATCGTTATGAGAGAAATATTCGAGTCAAATTCTATCTAAATGATTCATTACAGCATAATGGTGCTAATAACCATGTATGGCGAAGATCTACTAAAAATATTGTTGAGACTTATACATTTAATGGCAATGGTATTGGAAAGATTGAAATAACATCAGATTATGGTGCGGCTTACACCCCACCAATGTTAGTTAAAGGTTCTGAAATTTCAACTGAATGGAAGCCTTCTCCGCAAGATATATTCGATGATATTAACGAAGCTATTGAGCAGAAGACATCTGATGTTGAGCACAAGTTATCAGAGCAAATCAGCTCAATGCGTGAGGGTTTTGTAAGTGATCAAGCATTTGGAGCATTCAGGGAACAATATAACAGCATGTTGGATAAGGAAGCTCAGCAGCGTAAAGAAATAGAGAAAGAAGTGAGCAAGATTGACCGTGAGAATGCCATTTTACGTGTTAATGTTGAGAAATATGGAGCATTCTTTGAAGGATTAAACAGATACGTTGCGATACAAGACGGATTGTTTATTGGACATAATTCAAGAAGTACAGGTATTAATATTACTGATAATCGAATAGATTTTATGGACGGTGGACAATCTGTTGCAGAAATCACATCTCAACAAATGAAGATTAATCGTGGTATCTTTATTGAAATGTTAACTATTGGGGAACATGTTATTAGAAAAGATACAGAAGGAGTTACTTCAATTAGTTGGGTTGGATAAGATGTCAGTACAGGGCAAAAAGGATCATGGGGAATATAATTATGCGGGGGAAGTAATTTGGCTACAAGTGGAGTAACAAGAGGTGTTAAGTATAAAGATGAGCCTTACTTAGTCGCCAATTGGTCTGTAATTGAGACTAACGCCAACAGCAACCAAAGCAAGGTGCAAGTTGTACTAAAACTTGTTTTGGATAAGTATAATATAAATCATCATGGGGCACGCCCAGGAAAGATAGCTATTACACCTGGTGGCTCTATAAATGTGACACATAGTGGTTCAAGACGTGCTAGCAATGGTGGCTCGTGGACAATTGGTTCGTATGAAACATGGGTTGGACATGATGCCAATGGAAATAGAACTGTAAAAATAGATTGTAATTTTGACTTTCAAGGTTTGTGGTGGGGTAGCTCAAATAGATCCTTGCATAAGTTATACGTAAGTGGATCTGCTACTCTTAACCCGATTGTTAGAAACTCAACACTTGAAAGTATATCAATTAACAACTCTACACTTGCAAGTGGATATGGTAGAACATTAACGGCAACAGTTAATAAAAAGAATAGTAATTCCAATGACATTTTGCAATTGTTTGACGGTGGAAAATTCTTGGCTGAATGGCAGAATCTTCGTCACGGAGAACAGCAATTAACCTTGTCTAGTGATCAAGTTAATGCGATTATTAGACAAATGGGGACGTCAACGAGTAAAAAACTAGATGCAAAATTATCAAGTCGATCTCGTGATGATACTAGTAAGTTTCTGGGCGGATACAGTACACAAGAATTAACGGTTTATTTATCAAACAACGAGTCCAGACCACGTGTGCTAAATACAGTTGTGAGTATATATGGCAACGGTAAGGATAAAGACATAGGTCAGTATATCCAAGGCAAGAGTAAAGCGGTCGTCTCATTCAGTGTAACTGGTGGGACAAACTCGACTGTTACAAATGCTAGTGCCACTATATCAGATGGCGGAAAAGAAGAGTCATTTGGCTCATTGCAAGGTTCTCAATTTAGTGGTGTGACACCTGTTATAACAAGTTCTGGATCAGTTACAATTAGAATGAGTGTTACAAACTCACGTGGAGAGACGGCAACAGAGACACGCTCTATTAATGTCGTGAATTACGCTCCCCCTAAAATTAATTCTTTTACAGCTACTCGTAACGGAACTAATATTAATATCAACTATAGTGGTGTGTTTCATAATCTTGGCACTTATAATAGTACACCACATAGTTGGAATAGCAATTATGTAAACAACAACTCGATTCGCATGGTGCTAAAATCAAAAGAGAGCTCTCGTAGCAACTTTTCTATCGTTGGGAGTCAGAGAACGAGAAATACGGGGACAAGCTTTTCTGAAAGCTATGATGTAACCAACTTTGACACTACGAAAAGCTATGACCTACGTTTAGAAGTAACAGACGGATTCTTTACAGTTAGTTCCCAAGTAAGTGTGTCAACTGGAAAAGTTCTGTTTTCTCTTAAGAAAGATATTGGTATTGGTGTTGGGAAATACCATCAAAATGGAGTTTTAGATGTTGAGGGGAATGTTTACTTAAGTGGACAACTAAATATGGGTGGGAGCATTATTGAGAGCGACTATGGTGGCAGTTTAAATTTAAAGGCAAGTGGTTCAAGAAATGTGTATGTGAAAGGAACTAGGGTATATCTACAAGGGATACCAATGCACATGAATACATCAGGGTCATCGAACCCAATTGTTCATATGGATAGCTCATCAGGAAATTACTATGCTAAGTTCTATAATGGTCTATTAATTTGTTGGAATCGTCACATACCACTAGGTAAACTCAACGCAAATGGTGGTGGTTCGTGGGGATACCCTCATTACACAGAAGCTGTAACATGGAAATTCGCACACGCCTTTAAGTATCTCCCATCAGTTGTCGTGAGTGCAAAAGTAAAAGGGACGACAGGTATTGCCAAGTACGGCGATGTCAACACTAAAGAAGTTCAAGGCATAGAGATAATAAGAGCAAATGGAGCTGGGAATAGTAACGTAGACGTTGCTGTTTCAGCAATAGCAATAGGACAATGGCAGTAAATTAATACATATAAAAAATAACAAAAAAAACGAATGTTGTAGGAGATTTTAAAGTGAGGAATAGTGAGGAAATGGCATATGGTTTTATTGATGAGAAGCACAAAGACATTGCTATGGCGGTAATCTCAACAGTTGCAACATTCCTATTCGGAGAGTTTAATCTTGTTATGCAATATCTATTTGCGGCTAACATTATAGATATATTTACTGGGATAGGACGAACTAGTAGATACGAAACAATTGGTAGTCGCATATTCTTTGAAGGTATTCGTAAGAAGATTGGGTTTTGGGTTCTCGTGTTCATTGCTAACATGGTAGACGTGGCAATTATAGGTACAGGGGAGTTCACAAAAACGGCAGTCATCATGATGTTACTTGGTGTTGAGGGGGCTTCAATACTAGAGAACATTGTGGCATGGGGGGTTGAGGCACCAGGTTTTCTATCTAAGTATTTAGCACAAGTTAAAGAACAGTCAGGAAACAATGGCTCAACACCTCCCATGGAACAAGCCAATAAGAAAGATAATAATAAAGAGAGTGAGTGAGTAAATTGGCAGTAAGATTTAAAGATTTACGTAATGACGGCAATAAGGTTCGTGAAGTTGTGTCATATCAAGGCGACACAATTAAAGTGTTTGAACCAACACGAGAAGTTATGCACGAACTATACAGTCTACAAGAAAAGTTTTTAGAACAATCAGAAACAGACCAGCCTGCATTATCAGGAGAAGATGTAGTTTATCTTATGAGTAAGTTAACTGATATTGAGGGGTTAGATGACTTAGAAGAGGAAGAGATCCAGGATATTATTAATAATCCGTCTCCTGCCTTATTAATGGTTCAAGATGTCATTGACGGTATTGTGACAGATGTGTACAAACACTTATTATTGTCGGCTAAAAACAGATTGTCTGAGATTGATTTCCAAAGTAAATTCCAATCTATCACACAAAGTACATTCAACCTTGCGGAAGCATATGGTATGGAGAGCCCTGATACATCAGAATACTTTGAAAAAATCAATAAGGCAAAAACGAATAGGAAGAATGTAATTTCTAAACAAGAATTTGAGAAAAGACAGAAAGAAAAACAGGCGGAGAAAGAGCAAAAGAGCGAAGTGGATAACTCAACTCAAACCACTGATTCAAGTGCTTATCGACAACCAGAAGTGTCAAAAACACGAGAAGAACAAGCTAACTTGCTAAAGGAATTTGAAGAAATCTTTAAGGAAGATTAATCATGAACTCATTAAGTATTGAAGGGTTCGCTGCAAAACTTAGGTCTGACATTGAGAGTATTGTGCGTGGGAAGATAGCTCATATTTGCGAGGAAGCATTGTTAGATTCAATTATGAATACCGTATATGCTCAGCAACGTAGCTATCGACAAACAGGAGATTTAATTAGTGCAGTTGAGGTTTCTAACTTTAAGTTTTCAGATGGGCATGTAAGCTTTGAGGTAACAATGAACCCAGGGGCATTAAGACCAGAATACAGACCAAATGAACTAAGTGCACACTTAAGTGTTAGCGGACAACCATTTACGTTTGGGCTACTTGAAGCCCTAGAAGAGGGTAGTTCTGGGAGTCCAATCTATAATCACCCAGCCCATAAATATATGGAAAAGACTCATAAGACTTTGGACGAGAGACTTATTGATGATATGCGAAGTGCTTTACAAGCACATGGGTATGAAGTTACATAGAATACATAGATGATTAGGATGCAAATACACAGGAAGACCTCTTGTTTTACGGGTAAAAAAAGACCTATAAAAATAAGGGGATATTTCTCATGGGAAGAAGAAAAAAGAAGCAAAGAGTTCAGTATGTAACCGCAGCTAAGAAGAAGCAGTTAAATCAAGAAAGTGTAGACGTATATACACGATATATTCGTGGTATGCTCATGCGAAGTGAGAAGATTTCAAAAACAACTTACCGTACATATAAGTCGTATTTCTACATTTTCCTATGTTTCCTTCTAGACTATTACGACAATGTATATATTCTAGATGAATACTGGATAGAAGAAAATATGGTTCAGGTAATGGATCATTACGCTGAGTTTCTAAAAGTTGAATTGAAAAATAGTGCAAATACAGTAAACACAAAGATTTCAGCCGTGTCATCATTCTACCATTGGGCAGTTAAGCGTAAAGAGATAGCTAAACACCCATTTTCAGGGGAATTAAAACGTCCAAAGATTCATCAAGATTCATATAAAGACTATAATATTTTAACACCAGAAGAAGTGGAGACTATCAAGAATGAGCTGGCTTTATGTAATACACCACTATCGGTATACAATAAGCTGGATCAAGTTATTTTCCATGTGGCGTATGATTCAGCGTGTAGAGCAGAGTCATTGAGTCAATTGACGGTTCAGTCGTTAAATATGAATGCAATGAAGTTCAAAAACATAGCTAGTATTCGTGGACGGATTATAGATGTACCATTTTCTGAGGAAACTCGTGATATTATTGAAGAGTTTTTAGAAATGAGAAACCTCTTGGAAGTAGATTGCAATAGTATGTTCTACGTACGAAGTGGTGGGGGCTGGAAAGAAATGTCCAAACAGTCAATGTATGCACGTATTCGTAAAATTGGAGAAATTGTAGGTTGTGATCATTTAAGACCACAAGATATTCGAGAAACTAGAATAGAGCATATCAAGAATGAAAAAGAGAGCTTAGCTCGGACATTAATGAAAGAAACAAGTAACACAACAGATAAAGAATAAACGAAAAGGGGATAGCGTTATATGGCAGGAAAAAGTCTAGGAATTAAGATTAACATAGACTACCCCAGTACAGCAGAGATAAAAAACAAGCTAGAAGGAATATTTAAAAATGTAGAAGCTGATATAAAGCTCGACATTGATAAGGCAAGCATTAATAGCCTAAAGGACTTATTGAAGCAAGTCGGGAAAGAGAAAAAACTGAAAATAAGCTTTGACTCATCAAAAATAATTTCAGAGATACAGAAGGTAGATACCGCTCTAGATGAGCTACGTGAGCATACAAGAAACTTTAAGTTATTTGAAGGGTTGGATACTTCTGAAATTAATTCGGCTATTGACAAGACTTCCCAGTCGTCTGAGAAGATGGCACAGAGCTCTAAACAAACAGGAGAGTCTATCCGTGATCAAGCACAGGCTTTACGTGAAATAGAGTCAGTTCAGCGTGAGATATATAGCTTAGAAAGCAAAAAGGTTGGAGCTAGTCAAAATGTGACTCAAGAGTACAACGACAGAATAAAAGATTTGAAACAAAATCTAAGCGTGCTTAAAAGTGACTATTACGACACATTTAACTCACAAGCTGTGACAGTCGCTGTCAATCAGTTGGGAGAGTTTAATACAAAGCTTGCTGAATCAAAACAGAAGGCTTCTGAGGCATCTGAATCTTTCAAAGAATATGTTAAATTGATTAATCAAGAGAAGAAAATAATGCAAGATATGGAGTCAGCTCATACGTCAGGCAAACAGTCTGCGGCATTACAAAAACAACTTGACTTAGTTCGACAGAGAATGGTTGCCCTTGAGACAGAGCAGAATTTGATGGAGAATCTTACATCAGCTCAGATAAAAAGATTATACGCCCTCAAAGAGGGGGCTACAGCTAATCTTGAAATGGCTAAAGCTAGCGAACAAACGTCACAAGCCGCACAAGAAGCAAAAGCCAAGTATAGTGAGCTTAAATCTGAACTAAGAGAAATACATAAGATCCAAACTCAGCTTGGGCAGTTAGATGCTAAAAAAGAAGCTAATGTCCAAACAGGCAAAGAAGAAAAAAAGTTGTATTCATTAAGAGAGCAGTTAAAGATACGTCAAGAAATACATCAAGCCAATATGAAAGAAGCGACAGAGCAGGGCAGAATTACTCAAGCTCAAAAAGATTCGTTGCAAGCCATGCAAGATGCCTACGATGCTAAGAAACAAATTAGAGATACTGATGCCAAGACCGCAGTAGATTTGGCGAAGCAGAATAATTTATACCAAGATATGTATGCAAGTATCAAGCGTGTAGCAGACTTGAATGACGATTTAAAAACAGCTGGTTCACAAGAGCGCAGAGAGATAATGCAACAAATCAATGCTGAGAAGCAAGTGCAAGCTACTTTGCAAGAACAGTTAAACACACATAACTTAATTAACTCAGCTAAGCAAGAGGGTATTGAAAAAACTCAACGTCAGCAAGCGGAAGATACACAGGCTAACTTGGCTATTGGTAAAGCCGCTGAACGTGATACATACGAAAGACTATCGCTTATTGGGCAGATTAACCCTATGCGTGTATTTAGTGAAATGCGACAAGGGGCACAATACCTACATAGAGAAATGTCTGCATTAGATGATAGTATTGTCGGTATTGAACGAGTTGTAGATGCAAGTGCTTCACAATTCGATAAATTTACTGATTCAATGTTTGATAGTGCCTCTGCGGTAGGTAAAACAGTTACTGAGTTCAACCATGCGACAGAACGCTGGGTAACACAAGGTTTTGGACTTGAAGAAGGTGCGAAACTAGCGGCTGAATCACTGGTAGGGGCATTTATCGGTAATATTGATGAGGAAGCAATGGTCGACTTTATGTCTGTTCCGTTGGTAGCCTTCAAAGACAATATGGGTAAAGCCGCTCTAGATGTAAAAGATGTACTTAACGTGATGAATGAGGTAGCCAACAAAAACGCTGTTGAAATGCAAGATTTAGGAGAAGCATATAAAGTCGCAGGTCAGACAGCCGCCAATGCAGGGACGAGTTTTGCAGAATTGACTGGATTAATTACTGGTGCGAATGATGCCACTCGTTTAGGTGGAGCTACTATTGGTCGAGCATTACGAAATATCGACTTGAATGTTGGTAAGGTCGGAGCTGGATTGACTAAAACAGACCAAGACCGACAAGAGTTCTTCAAGAGCATTGGTATAAGCTTCAAGACAGCCAATGGAGAAATGAAATCTACATATCAAATTCTTAATGAGTTGCAAGGACGTTGGAAAACGCTTAATGCAGACCAAAAGAATGCCGCAACTCAATACTTAGCACAAAAGCGTAATGCACCAATTTTACAAGCTCTTATGACGAATTGGGAAGCAGTGGCAAAAGCTACTGGAGAAGCAAATGAACAGCTTCAATTGTATGATAAATCTTCTGGTTCGGCATATAAAGAGTTTGAGAAGAAGAAAGAGTCGATTGAATTTGCGACAGCCGCATTACAGAACTCGTGGTCTGAGTTCTTATACAACATTACAGGCGGCCGTGAAGGTGTTGTAGAAATTGTTAATATGATAAATGATTTTGCACAGTCACTAGTACGACTATCTGAAAACGAAGCTTTAGTAAGTACAACTAAGAGTATCCTTAAATTCGTAGGAGCGCTGGCTATGCTAAAAGCAACATTCATGGGGCTGAAATTAGTCGGGGGCTTTGGGGCTGGACTATTCGGCGATTTAACAAAACCATTTGATATGCTAGCCAAACTTGGCGGTGCGGGAGACAACGCAGTAAGTGGTGGAATAATCAGCTTTGCGAAAAGTCTACTTCAAGCACAAGCCCCTATGAAGAGTGTTGGCGAAACAGCCAAAGAGCTTGGAGAAGAAATAGTTGAAGCGGGGACTAAGAGTGCCACAAGTGCTTCTCTATTCTCTCAAATGGCAAGTGGGATTGGAAGTACTAGCAGTGCAATTCTCGCAGGGGCTAAAGCATTTGGAATATTCGCTATAAAAGCAGGACTTGTTGTTGGTGCAATAGCTGCTATTGGCTGGGGTGTTAACAAATTGTCCGAGAAGTTAACGGGCAAAGGCGTATGGGAGAATTTGAAGGATGTAGGGTCGAAGATTGCTGATTCTTTTAAATCTAATACTACTAAAATGAAAGAAGCCGTTGCTGAACAAGTAAGTGCACTTGAGCAGCTGCGATCAACAGCATTTTTCCAGGGAGAAACTGGGCAAATGCAAATGGAGTTCTCCAAAATAAGTCTAAAATATTCTAATTTAGAAGAAGACATATATAAAGAAGCTAAGACTATTATGACAGAAGCCCAACAGACATTACAATCTGTGGCTGATACATATGAAATGGATATAGATACACTAATGGCACTCAATCCTCAAATAGAAGATCCTAACCTGGAGCTACCAGAAGGAACTGAGCTGACTATCGAGGGTGGAGAGCTGATATACGATGCTAAAACTGAATCGTTTACAAAAGAAGGTTTTGAGCAGATACAAGCGGAAATTGACGAATTAATTTCAAGATTTGAACTAGAAGAGTATGATATATCACTTAAGATTAACTCAAAAGCAGATGTAAAGCATACGTTCAAAAAATTAGGGGAATCTATCCGAGATAAAAGTACTAAAGAAGTTGTCGAATCGTTCCAAGAAACTGGTGCGGCAATTGAGAAAACAGGTGTTATAACTGGATTAGCTGGCGACTTAGAGTCAAACATGAAAAAAGCATTCAAAAAAATGGACTTAAAGTCTATCGGCTATGAAATTGGGGATAAGTTTAAGCCGATATTTGGGGAACTTAATAATCAGACTCGAGGATATATGCCTATATCAGAAGAAGAGCAATTCCAAGAGTTTATGAAAAAGGCGACTGATGACCAGATCGACATGCTTAAACGAAACGCCCTTAGAATGTCACGGGCAGGGGAAGAATGGAAGATGAACCAAGAAGCTTTCAATTCTCAACTCGTTGCACTTGCTCAACAACGTAAAAACGTGGCAAAACAACTTGCATACACCGAGCTAGATGTCCGTGCTGCTTCTACGCAACTTGCCGCTGCTGGATCAGATATATTCCAATCTGGATATGCGGGGTCAGCTATTGGAGCAGGTTTACAAATCAATAATATAAGCAAACACTTTAATGACCTAATATCTAGAATGAAGCAAGTTTCTGAGGCTGGTGGAGAAGTTGGAGAGGATATTGCCAAGATTCCTCATGCGACATTAAGAGCGTTATCAGAAGTTATACCAGAATTACAAGGTATGCCACAAGACTTACGAGCTGCTGATTGGGAGGGACTTCTTAGTGACTGGCAAGGGTTTGCGAATAAATTCACAGATCCTATGAAGGATATTGAAAATAATTGGCGTAATACAGTAAGGCAAATGTTCTTGCAGAACGGGATGGCTGACCAATGGAATGCAATTACAGACGAAACTGGTAACCTACGTGAAGGTGTTTATGGAGTTATTGACGCTTATCGTGAACTAGCTAACGCTGGGAAATACAGCATGGAGCAAATTGGAGCTTTTATGGGGTACAATGCCGACACCGTAACATTCTATGGCGATGAACTCTTAAATAAAGCTGAGAAATATCAGCAGGTAATTGACAGTATGCCTGAGGAGAAGGTAACTCGACTTCAACTTGTAACTGAGGAAGGGAATGCTGACCTAAATAAAATTACTCAGCTTGAAACCTTACCAGAAGTTATTCGTAAAGAGTTTAACCTTATAACTAAAACGGGAGATGTCGACTTTAACAAGGTAGATGGAATGGTTACTAAGATTCAAGAAGCTCCCGGGGTAAAAGAAATGCTATTGAGTCTAGGTATTACCGAAGAGGGAAGTAACGCATTTGATCTTGACAAGTTCTTCGATTTACTCAATAACAATTATGACAGTGAGCAGGTGGCTCAATTATTGGTTGCAATGAACTTAGAGGACGAAGAAGCACAAGCGGCTATCCAAGAGCTTAGGGATCGCAAAATATCTATTAAAGCTCAACTAGATAAACAGTTCATGGTTGAGGTTGGCGACATGAAAGAGGAGATAAATGCCTTAGATGAAATTCAACCTAAAATCAAAGCCATATTTGATGATGATGAGCTTGTAAGTAAAACTGGCGATATGGAAGCGAAACTTCAAGCTTTAGATGGGCTAGGGGTCAACGCCCGAGCAGGATTGGACACAGAGGAATTTACAATAGCAGAGTTAGCAATAATGACTCGAATGGGTGTTATTGACAGCACAGAAGCCGCAGCTCATGCCGACATTACGACAGAAGAGTTCAATAACTCGTTTGCTATCATCATGGCGGCTCTAGGAGAAATTGACGGACAAACAGCTGAAACCATTTTAGGTGTTAGCAAAGATCAAGCGGAGCAAATGATTCAAGAAGCTAAAAACCATTTGGCTGAATACTCAAATGAGCCAGCAGAAAGTAAGCTTACCGCCAATAATGATGAAGCTATTAAGGCGGCTGACGATGCTAAGAAACATGCGGACGATCAAACTGGGACAATGAAGATTGATGGAGACAATGACCCTGCAATAGCAAAAGTAAATAACGTAAAAACATATGCCCAAACACAAGTGGCAATGATGAAAATTAGTGCAACCGTTGACATTGTCAAGAATATTAAAGAAAGAAAAATAAAGGCTTCACAGGCGATTCGTGAGCAAATGTCAATGGCAATCAATCCGTACATAGGACGATCATTCTCTAGTGCAATAAAAGAAGTCGAAGACTCTGTGCCAAATATGAAAACGGCTTTTAGCAAGAATAGTAAAGACGATGCTCGTGTCAATGAAGATGTCTGGAGATACTGGGCTAAACAATTGTACAATGGCACGCCAATTAATAGTTCTATGGACGACTTGAAGCGTGAAATTCAGCGTAATAACGAGAACTTTGACAAATTAATCCCACTGTATCAAAAACAAACTAAACTCATTGACCGTCAAATCAAGCACGAACAAGACTTGTTAAATGCACAGCAGAGTGAAATGGGTAAACTATTAGGAGACCTACGTAAGTATGGCTTCCGTACATCGGGCAACCAAGTAACTAACCTAGGGCATGCTAAGTCATTACGTGGAGAACGGGCTAGTGAAGCTGAGAAAACACTTAATGACTGGAAATCTCTATATGAAACAATGGAGAAAACACGCCAGACTATTAATGGTTTACGTCAAGACAGATGGCAGACAGCTAAAGACATTGAGAAAGTTAAGAAGTCTATTGAAGAAGAGAAAGTTAAGAAAGAGCTTGAAAAAATTGAGAAGCAACTCAAAATTAGTGAGCGATTAGCTAAATCAATTGAAAATAATACAAGTGTTATTTCTGAAAAGTTGGGTCTTTTAGACAGCCAAGACTTTGAACTCAATATGAATGTCAATGAAGAAGGCATGATTAACGCTACAAGCAATGTTAAGCGTTTAACAGATGAGTTTAACCGATTGTCAGCTAAGAGTGTAGAATATGGCGAAAATGCAGAGCATATCTTGCAACACTTAGAAAAACTTAAAGGCGAAATCTTGTCAAATGCAGATGCAGTATTGAATTATCGTAATGCACTGAAAGATTTGCGTATCAAGCGATTTGCTGATGATTTTGCTTACTTCACAAACGTAATGGAGCAGAATATTGGTCGTGTTAGAAATAATATAGACACCATTCGTGAAGGATTAGTTAGTGGACAGACATTAGGCGGGCAAGTATCTTCTACATTCATCGAAGGTTCATTCAATAGACGAAGTGAGATTGAACAGCAACACGCTAGACGATTACAGCTTGAAAAAGACTTGAATAGAGCCTTGGAGCAATATGAAGATAAACGTATCGAGCGTAAAAAAGAAATTGCTGAAAAAGAATTACAAATTGAGTCAAGCAAATACTCTCAATTACTTGCACTCGAAAAAGGTTATCAAGCCAAGCAATTGCCTGATGTCGGATTAAGCAACATGTTTAAACAGGTAGACAAGAGAGAGCAAACTAATTACCTGAAATGGCAAGGCGATCTTATCAGTAGCACAATCAAGTATCGTGACTTGTATAGAAAATTAGCAGATACATATGACGGAGCGATGAAGAAGGCAAAAACAGCACAACAGGCTGAAAATATCCGTAATCAAATGCTAATGAATCAGCTGTCATTGCAACGCAAGATGTACGAAGACATGATTAAAGCTAATGATAAGGCAATTAACAAAACATATGAAATGCTTAACTCAATGGACTTGACTACATCACAACGTCAAGATTTACAAAACTCTATTCGTCAATACGAGCAAGCTAATATAGATGCTCAGAAAAATATCCGTGAAGTTGTGAAAGAACGTTTTGAACTTGAATTAGGTTTTATTCAAAGAGTTACTGATCGTTCTCAGAAATATACAGATAGATTGAATAAGATTCTAGAGATTGCGGAAGCAGTTAAGTCTTCTGATAGAACGTTAATTAACTTGAATAAAGCTATTTTATCAGCTCAAACTAATCAATACGGAAATGCGATACAGTTAATTGAACACCTAGAGAAAAAGCAAAAACAGTTCGATGTTGGGTCGGTTCAGTACAACATGATTCAAGAACGTATTGAACAACTCAGAGAAGGCTTGTCGCAAATGACACTAGATATTCTAAACACGAATAAAAACTTGTTGGAACGTCAAATAGACCAGCTACAGAAACGTAGTGAGCGTTTAGCTTTAGGTGGATTAAGCCTGGATCAGTTTAAACGACAGAATGATGAGTGGACTAGTGGTATTGCTAAAGAGTACGAGCTTGAAAGACTACGTGGCGAATTAAGTAAGCTAGAAGACCAAACGTTATTACGTAGACTCGAGATAATGGATAGACAAGAACGTATCTCTAATAACGAGTTAGAATATGTAGACAAGTTAATTGAAGCCCAAAAGTTACGTGAGAAAATCAATACAATGGAGTCTGATAGAAATATTAAGACTCTAGGTGTAGATGAAAACGGTAACTGGGAATGGCAATACGTATCAGATAATGAGGGTCGTGCTGAGGCGGAGGCTGAATTACGTAAGATTGAAACAGAGCTTGAAAAGTTCATTAATCAACAGCAAGCTAACTATGTGTCAGAAATGAACGAAGTCATGAGTGGAGCTAGAAGTGGAGAGTTTGGTAGCGTAGATGAATTACAATCACGTATTAATGAAATCAACTCGAAATATAATGGCTTGCTAGGTAATGGCTTACAGAAATATGATACTGATGCAATAATATCAGCGTACCAACAATACCTACAAAACAATAATGATATTGTCAAGGGTACTGAATATGGCACAGGCGGCAAAGGTAGCCAATTTACACAATTATCAAGTGCATTTGTTCATTCATTCGATCAGATTTCTGAGAAGCTAGCGAAGATGATTGGTGGAGAGCTAAAAGCAGCAATTGAATCAAGCACATTAGCTAACGCAGTTAAAGGTATGACAATAGAAAATCAATACCTCGAGTTTCCAAATGTTACTGACGCTAGTGCGATTGAAGAAGCTATTAGGACATTACCAGATGTTGTAAGACAACATGAGGGTAGCAAATAAGGCAGTGGGGCTATATGCCCCTCTATCTGCCATAAGTTAGGAGATAAATATGCAAAATCCATATCTAAGTATAGTCGATAATTTTGATGCCTTAAAAGAGTATACATTCAACTTTACATACTTAGGATCGAACCGTATTACTAAAAATGAGATGGAGATACGTGAAGACCGTCAAGGTGGACAACCTATTTATACACGTGAGTCAACAAAGTTTGAAAAAGAACATGTATTACCTGCGGGGACACTGACAAATGGAAAAAGATACCGTGCACGTATTCGTGTAGATATTGGCAATAATTGGAGTGATTAAAAGCAAAACCGCACACTTGTGAGTTAGGTTTGCAGCTAGTCAGCGTATTGGGAAACTAGTACGTAGAGGTGCTTTACAAGCACCCCCTATTACCTGAATTGCGGGAAACTCTTAAAGCTAAACGAACCACAACGTAACGATGAAATAAGCGTTAGCGTGAAGGTGGCGAAAGCAGAAAAAATCGTTTGGATGGCGTAAGGTTAAATCCTAAGCGCTAAGTAACAATAGACAATCCGCAGCGAAGACTCGAACAGAGTAACGTTCAACGACTATCCCTCCTAAGGGGAGTACACTCGAGTGAGTGGAAGTGGGTAGACCCAAACAAGTAACGTTGTGGGAAGAGATATAGTCTGTGCTTTAATGAAAGTTAAAGAAGTTCATAAGAGAACTGCTTAAGAAGTAACGCACTTAAGTGAACGACACCTCCAAAGAACGATTGAAATTGTAGGAACATCGGTTCTTACATATGTTAACAAAAAAATGAATAAAAATGTTTTTATGTCTTGCTTTTCAAGAATACATATGTTATATTATAATTACACTAATAAAAGAGGTGTTTTATATGGGGTTAACATATGGTAGAGGATATGTCTATGATTTGAAGTACCACATTGTGTGGTGTGTAAAATATAGACGCAAGGTATTGACTTCCGAAGTTGAGAAAGAATTGTTATCTATATTAGAAAAGATAGCTAGCGATAATGATTTTTATATCGAGGAAGTTAACACTGACTTGGATCATATACACCTACTAGTATCTTGTAGCCCACAACATTATATCCCAAATATAATGAAGGCTATGAAGGGTGCTTCCGCCAGACTTTTAATGAAGGAGTTTGGAGAACCATTGAGAGACCAACTATATGGTGGGCATCTATGGAATCCTAGTTATTTTATAGCGACTGTTTCTGAAAATACAGAACAACAGGTTGGAGAATATATCCAAAAGCAGAAAAGGAAATAGACAAATGATACGAGCATACAAATTAAGACTTTATCCAAATAAAGAGCAAGCCATACTGATTAATAAAACATTTGGGTGTAAAAGATTTATCTATAATCATTTTTTAGACTTAAAGTCAAAGCTGTATAAAGAAGATAAGAAATCATTATCTTATTCACAATGTTCAAAACAACTAACAAGCCTAAAAAGAGAAAATGATTGGCTAAAAGAGCCAGATAAATTTGCATTACAAAATACACTTAGAGATTTAGATACGGCATATCAAAATTTTTTCAAACATGGTAGCAAATATCCAAAATTTAAAGCTAAGCATGATAGAAATCAATCTTACCGAACAACACGTTCTCAAAATAACATTGAATTTCTAGGAAATAAAATAAAGCTACCAAAACTAGGAAAAGTAAAATGTAAAGGCTATAAAGAGATTGCAGGCAAGATAGTAAATGCAACAATTAGCCGTACACCTAGTGGAAAGTATTATGTATCAGTATGTTGTGACGAAGTTGAAATTAAGCCATTACCAAAAACAAATAGTCAAGTTGGAATTGATTTAGGTATCAAAGAATTTGCCATTACATCTAACGGACAAAAACACGAAAACCCTAAATATTTAGAGAAATCTTTAAAGAAATTAGCAAGATTACAACGTGCATTGTCACGAAAAGAAAAGGGTGGAGCTAATTGGGAGAAGAATCGTGTGAAAGTCGCTAGATTGCATGAAAAAATTACCAATCAACGTCAAGACTATTTACATAAATTGTCAAAGAAACTTGTAGAAGAGCATGATGTGATTTGCCTAGAGACACTACGTTCAAGCGATATGATGAAAACCAAATCTATGGCACGTAGTATCGGAAGTGTATCATGGTTTGAGCTTACAAGACAATTAAGCTACAAGGCAGAATGGTATGACAAGAGTGTATTTAAAATTGACTCTTACTATGCAAGCAGTCAAAATTGCTCTATGTGTGGGTATCAGAATAGCGAAGTTAAGAATTTATCTTTACGTGAGTGGGTTTGCCCAGAATGTAAGTCAATTCACGACAGAGATATTAATGCAGCTAAAAACATTTTAAATGAAGGACTAAAACAATTAGTTAGTTAATATATGCAAGAACCGTAGGGACTACGGGGATAGCTTGGTAAACTTGCATTCAGTAGAATGTATTACCCAAGAACCCTGCGATTTCAATCGTAGGAGGTTCAGTGGTCGCCTGAAATCTCATTCTTATGCTTGAAGACACCACACTTGGCATGGGATAGTTTGGACGATAAAAACTACGTCTACAATAATGATATTATGATGACCGTTCTGTTTTATCAGGAACAAGGGGAGAAAGTTGAACAATATCAATTTTCTCTATTGGATCACAATAAAAACCGTGTATCAAATGTGAGTTTTCCTTGGAGAAAACCAGACTTGAAACGTCCTAATATACTAACTGAACGATTAGAAAACCTAACAAAAGGTCGACTATATCATGTAGGTGTACGTATTCAAACCAAGAATGGTATTAGCCATTATGAAACACATGAACTAATCCCACACTACGTTACGCCAACTGTAGACGGTGTAATCGAAGTTAAGAACCAAGATGAGTTTGGGTCAGTACTTATTCAAACCTATTTAAAACAAATGTTAGGTACGGCAATTAAGCCGTATATCATTAATGCACCAGATGACAACGCAACTAGATATACCTACCTTAAAAATGAATGGGTTATTATACCAAAGGAACGTCCATTGTTATATGAAAATTTAGGAATGGCTAAGGCATCTGACTGGGTGTTGAAGTCTAAGCAACAAAATGTGTCTAATGGACTGATGTTTGACTTTTCTGAAAAGCTCTACAGTGGTATACATATCAAGTTTTATAAGTATGATGATTACATAGCGATTGAAAAAGAATACAATGGTATTAAATCACGTACACGGTCAAACATTATCAATAATTTAGGCAAAAAGGCATTTACTATGTATGTAAAAGTAAAAGAACATAGAATTGAATGTCATATTGAACTGACAGGAGGTGGCTAATATGATTATTGGCTACAACTTTTTCTCAAAAGATTTTCATGGGAATGTATGGGACACAGCTATTCCAACAAGTCATATAGACGAAGTGATTATGGGGGAGGGAATTTATGACGATTTGTTTATTACAGTAGACACAACGCATGAAAAAAATACCCCTATCCCAGATCGCTGGAAATTGAAGACTATTATGCACTCTAAATTCAAGGGAGACCTTGAAGGGGGTTCTATTGGTGGGGGTAATCATAGAGTCCGTAATATTCAGATTTACAGACGTAAACACCAGACGAATGAGCCTTGGTTGCTAATTAGCCAATTCCCGTATGATAGTAACTACAACATGTACTCATTTGTTGACCGTTTTACGGAGAATGGTGCGAAGTATGAATATGCGATTGTCCCATTATCTAAGGACGTTATGGGAGAAGTTACAGTAAGTGAGCCTGTACAAGTAGACTATGAAGGCGTATTTATTACTGACCTATACAATAACTATCAACTTGAAGTAGATTTCAATTTGGGTCAAGTTACATATAATAATAACATGAGTACAAGCAGTCCGCTAAATGGTCGCTTCCCTATCGTAACATATGGAAATCAAGATTACCGTACAGGTACAGTTAACTTTTTGCCATTGAGTGATGAACAAAAGCAATCTAAAGGGACTAAGATTGACGGTAAATTAGAACGTCAGTACAAAGAGAATGTATTAGAGTTCTTAAAGAGCCCACAAGCAAAAGTTATCCGTAATGATAATGGAGATATGATTGTTGTGGCAACACACGGAATTACCACTCAATCTAAAAATGGGAACTTAATTGATTTGAATGCTGTATCGTTCTCATTCACAGAGGTCGGGAAATTAGACTATAATACCATGACTAAAGGTGGTCTTATCGGGGAAGCTGGTAAGTCACGATATACATTCGATGAACGGGGTAATATTGTGTGGGCAATTGATTATATTCAAGACACAGAAGATGCCGTGAGAACCCACCGTAACAGTTTCCCTAAAAAGCTAGGAGAGGAAAGTGACAAAAAATGACAAGATTCAGTATTCCTATCTTAGACAAAAAGTATAAAGACCATACTGTTGCGAACCCCGTTGACAATATTGAGAATGAAAATCTCCCATTTAACGCACATGACGTGCACGTACAACCTATTCGTAAGTTGGCTATTACGATTCAAGTGCTTAATGAAAAGACAAAAGAAGTAGTAGAAACAATTACAGGTAAGGCTGAAAGTGGTAGTATTCGTATGGATGCTACCTCTTCAACCAGAAGAACGGGCAATCTAACCATGACAGTTGACCCTGATTTGTTCCCAGAGCCAGGTAGTCTTATGTGGTTTGGGAATATTATCAAGGTGTATGCTGGACTAGATGACTTGACACAAGTCGGGCAGACAAAGGTAAACTTTCTATTGGGGACATTCTGGATAGATGAAGGTTCTTATAGTATCAGTGAAAATTCTAATACATTAAGTTTCACACTTAGTGACAAGATGACTAAGTATGACGAGACAGAATTGGAATCTCCTATCCGCATTCCAATGAATACACCAATTCATGAAGCTATTAAGCTAGTTATGGAAGATGTGGGAGAAACTGAGTTCGGTCGAATTGAAGAAATGCCAAGAGAAATGACCGTGCCTAAAAAGTTAGAGTTTGGAGCAGGGGATAAGGTAATTGAAATTATACATGAGCTTAGAGATATGTATATGGATTGTATTTGTGGCTATAACGTAGATGGGCAGTTTGAATTTAGGCGTGTTGGGGTACAGCATGCTTCCGATATACCAGAAGCGAAGTGGCGATTCGACACTCATGCTAATGACCGTGCAGACTTAACACTATCTTTTGAGGAGTCGTATCGACTAAAAGATATTCGCAATCGACTCATTGTGTATGGGGGCAAAAATGAAGCAACTGGACAGACCCCTAGTGCAGAAGTTAGAATTACAGACCCTAAGAGTCCATTTAATGTCGATGCTATTGGAGAGCGTAAGAAAGTTATGGTCGAGTCAGCACTTCAAACAGACGCTCAATGTTCCGCATGGGCTAAATATCACGCATGGAAAATGTCTAACTTTAATGAGAAGGCAAATATAACAACTGTTCCTATTTACATGTTAGATGGGAATGACGTTATTGAAATTAAGCACCCACACAAACGAGAGAATTATTTGTATATGGTGGACGGGTTTGAACTTGGATTAGGTGTTGAATCAACCATGAGTATTTCAGCCCACCGTATATACTTTGTAACACTTGAATACGGAGCAAAAGTAGCTCTTGTTGCCAATTACTTTGAAAAAGGTATTAAGAATTGGGGTTGGTTATCACTTGCAGAAGAAAGAATTAAGGCTGGATATAATATATCAGGCTCAGGTCGTAACACACTAACTGTTCGATTTGTTGAAGATGAGCTAGGTGGGGTTCAAGCATCAGTTACAAGTTACTCAACGACAAAATCACAAACTCTATTAGTAGACTTAGCCGACTTTGCCAACTTAAAGCCAGAAGATCCAAGTGGAGATAGTGGTCGTTCAACGGGAGATTATGCTGATAGGGTATTAGGACATGAAATGTTCCACGCAGTTGTCAATGATTATCTAGGACACGCAAAATCAACTCAATTACCATTATGGTTCGATGAGGGCATGGCTGAATTGGTGCATGGAGCAAAAGAACGTTTCCGTGCTACATACCCACAAATGAGTCTACCAGCTAAAAAAGAAGCCATGATCAAACGAGCTGAGCAACTTTTAGATGGAGCATGGACTGGAGATAACGCAGATTATACAAATGGATATATGATTGTATATGCTAT